TGCGCATTATGCGCGTGCGAGGATTTCATGTAATTGTACCTATCTGGGTACACAGATGGTGACCAGGGGTCAGCCCCTGGTTACCGTTTGACGGTTCACTGGGGTCCGCCCCAGTCAACCGTATTTAATTGAAGTCACTTTTTAACAAAGTATTGGAAAGAATTAGACTAACTTTCCACCACAAATCTTAAGAATGGATTTACCTTAAGTCGTCTTAGACGAAATAGTAGAAATTTGAACTCTTATTCCATGAGTAATGATAATTGAGTATTTATACTCTTAATTCTGCGACCTCCTGATGCTTTTAAGCAAGATTTTATTCCTGTAATTGCATCTTATTATGAAACTTTTGTATGATAATGCTCCCCCGAGTGTTACATGTGTGAGACTAGAGAACTCAATGTAACCGGAGATGGCTCTGCAACTGGAAAAGATTAATGAGATGTTTACTGAACAGTTTTACGAAGTAATTATAATCTCAAACTTTTAAGTTGATGTGCGATGTACTGTACCTCTATACTTATCACGATACACGATAAAATTAGATCACATTACCGATCATGCTATGAGAATATTCAACATTTCTCTTTTTGACAAATCAGCCACTTCATTGGAAGTGGAACACGTTTTGATTAGAGAAGAATATTGGTATCATATATTGAAGAGTTTTGTAGTCACCTAGTTGACGGCTAGGTTGATTTAATGGCATTGTGTATTTATTTTATTTATATGTGCTTTATGTCAAAAGACAAATTACTTGCTATAGATAGTGGATATAACACTTGCAAGGTTATAGAAATGGTAAGAATTTGATCCAGGAGCTCACCCTGGGTAGAGATACCGAGATGAGATTAAGGGGCGGAGAGGCTGATGCCGTCCTGACCGTAAGCTGGAGCGCTGCCCTGCGCAAAAGCCAATGCGGCACCTTTATGGAAGCTACAAAATAGTGTGTCCTAGCCGCACACGTACCGCTAAATTGATGTAATTCACCTGGTCTCACAAACCAGATCCCCGGGTTCGAAAGAATTTGGGTTTTCAAAAATTGTACCGACAACAACAACAAATAAAACCCGTGAGCCTAGTAAACTCACAACATTTGAAGAACAACCGTTGGAGGAATCCAAACTTTTTGACCAATTTTGGCCATGGCTAAAATGGGGTTACAGTTTTCCTTTCAAGAAAACCCACATCGAAGATGTGGAGTGTACACCCCCACCCGCTCAAAAAGATTGGGTCAAAACCGCACGCTGCATGCAGTGTAATCGCCGTTTTGACAAACGTGAACAAGATGATCACGTGAAATACTGTGGCAGGCACAAAGTATTTCAAGAACAGATGGGTATTAATGACAAGATACCCTCTAAACCATCCGATGTCGGATATTTATTTAATTACTGGCTTATTTACATGCTAGGAACGAATTTATATCTGTGTCCCTCATCTTGTTTTATATGGGACTTATTGGATGGACTGCTCCTTGCAGTCATTCTTGTCGGCTCTGTATGTTTATATTCGTACATCATTTGGTGTATATTCTATAAACCTGCAGCTCCACGCAAGAAGACATACGAGGAGCAACTTGGCATCCGTTTACCATCGTTTATCACACCAGATTTTCTTGCTCGTGAAACGACATTATTCATAGCACTACAAACTAGTATAATGTCTAGCAGCAACAAAGCTGGTGTCATCGCCGCTCTTGTATCATTTGCTCAAGCCCATAGTCAGAAATCCCTCATAGGTCACTTGAAATCGTTCGCGAGTTCAGAAGCTGATAGAGATTGGATGGAGATTATTGGTGGAGACGTGACTACCATGGTTGAGCAATCGGGCGAGGATGAAGATAAATGGTTAATTGATTTGAAAGAAACACTAACTGATTGGAGGCGTCATCGAGAGAATAAAGATGTGAAAAACTTCTTAAAACTCTTGAACTACGCTGTTTCAGTCGGAATGTGTGAGAAAGCATCATTAACCTTTAAAATGGGAAAACTCACAGTTTTTGAACCAATTGTATATAAGCAGCAAGTTAATTGTTTGGACATGGCAGATTTGGTTTGCACTACAGCTATCGGCTTTATTGAAGGTGGTTGGCGTGTTTACAAATCTGGCGAATGTACAGCATTTTTCAAGCATGACGCTGATATGCAAGACTTTGAAGACAAATATAATCGTATTCGTGATATTCATGGCTACTCTCTTACAGGAAACTTACAAGAGTATGCCGAAATAGCTGAAACTGATTATGAGGTTCTCATGGACGATGTTATTAAACTTGGAGACAGAATCGTCAAACTTATAGTTGGCAAGATGACTGTCGAAAAGAAATTTATGATGGATAGACTAGATAGGCTCCGTGATTGGCGAAATGAATTCGTTCAGGTTCGCTGTCGTGGAGGTCTTAGAAAGTCTCCATTTGCTATTTCTTATTTCGGCAATACTTGTGTTGGTAAGAGTACTTTGAACATCTTATCCTACCATGCAATTGGACGTTACAATGATATTGACGTATCAGACGAACGTGTTGCAACGTGGGCAGATAATGATAAGTATGCTTCCAACATTCGTTCATCTACAAATGTAATTATTTTTGATGATTTTGGAAATACTTGCTCGAAGTTTATGGATTTTTCACCTGTATACCGTTTGATTCAAACCATTAACAATGCGCTTTTCTTAGCGCCAATGGCTGAAGCCTTTATGAAAGGAAAGGTTGCTCTACATCCGTGGCTCGTTACCGTAACGACAAATGTAGAACACCTCCTTTGTGAACAGTATTCCAATAAACCAGAGTCAGTTCTACGACGTTTATACCATGTAAAAGTGGTTGTGCGTCCAGAATTTTTGACTGACGGAAAATTGGATTCTGATAAGGTAGAGGCGGTATACGGAATGAAAAGGGATGCCGACATTTGGAAGCTCTCAGTTCGTCACTGCGTTGTAGGCGCGGCGAAAACTGAAGGTTCTGGCAAAAATCATTATGCTTTGTCACCAATTTATTACAAAGGGGAAAGAATGGTTGATATTGATGTGAACACTTATCTTGAGTGGGCACAGACAGCATCTAAGAAACATTTCAAGTACCAAGCAAAATTGGTTGAAAAGCATAACAAGAATGGTGATGATGGCAAACTCTGCAATGACTGTGGCTTCGCTTTCTGCTCCTGTAAAAAGAAGAAGGAAGAGGAAGAAACATGTCTCCCACCACACGTTGATGACAATGTACATCCTGACGATGATTCCGTAGTTGGAGAACTTAATGAATTATGTCACGGTTTACGTACAATGTTAGGTGTTGATGGTGAATTTGAAGAGCAAGCATCACCTGCGCTCAGAACCATTATTCGCTCTGTTTTATGGTATTGCGCTGGATATATATTTGGACTTTTAATTAATATATTTATTATCCTATGTCGCTTACCAGCTGAATCGCGATATCCATTTGTAAGATTCTATGCCGCTTGGGCCAACAATCACTTCATTGCATGGAGAACGAAGTTGAGAAGAGCGTCAATGTGGAATTTATACAGATTTGCGCGTTGGCAATTACAACAGAGGTGGAATATAAGAGCTTTCTTTTGGCGATTATCGGAAACAAGGACCGAAGATCTGATTAATTTAGATAATTGGTATAATGATTCCATTTTTGATTGGGTTGCTTGGGTACCGGACAGTGTTGTTCAAACACCCTGGCTAACATATACTGTGCTCTATGCACGTCGATATGAGATACTCGATAGAAAATGGAAGGTTATACTAATATATGCTTTCTGTATGCATGGTTCTGGTTGGTTATTATTCAAAGGTTGTTACATTTCAGCCTTAATTGTTTTCTATAGCATTATGGTCTCTACTGCAGTTATATTGTACTATGAGAAACGTGCTGTAAAACAAGAATTACTCCAACGGAATCGTGCGCTCCCTGCATATATTCGGATTTTCAAGGAACACTCCGGAAAAGTTTTATTGGGCTCAAGCCTATTTGGAGCTTATTTTATTCTTAAATGGATTTATGGTATGAAGAAGACATTTACCACACACGGTAATTTGAATCCTCAGACCATGGAAGATGTTAAAGAAAGAGATGAAGAACCAAATGTATGGGCCCAACATTACGTTTCACCACTACCGATGACGACTCAGTCAAAAACAACTACTCCGCATGATTTGGCTAACAAATGTGCCGAGAATTTAGTTTTCGTACAGAGTCATGACTACCACATTCGAGGGTTTATGATTGAGAGTAATTTCATGATCCTCCCAACTCACTTTCTTGCACGACACTGGAGAGAGGGAAAGGAAGATTTTGAAGTTAGATGTCTACGCAAAAATCCTCATGTGACGGGTGGTAATTTTCGTGAAATGATTTCCAAAGCTTATACTTATTCGATCCCAGAGACAGACTTTACGTTGTGTTGGACACCAAGTTCGGGTAGTATGGCTGATATGCGCAAATTCTTACCTCTTGCACACCCTGGTGATGCTGAGGCAACGCTCATTACAAAATCTAAAATTGGCGAGATAGAATTTACGAAGACATATTATAGGAGAGAAGCGTTAGGCGTGAATCATACAAGTATGAGAAACATGAAAGGTGGAGTTTATAACCTTCCATGGGACACTCAACAAGGTATGTGTATGTCAACGCTCGTTTCACGTGGACGTGGATCCATGATCCTTGGTTTCCATCTAGCAGGAGAAGGCACAGTCGGAGTTATGTGTAGTGTTACTTTTGATCAAATCGAAAAAGGTCTCAAGGAACTTGCCCAAGTACCCGGAGTTGTGCGAACTGCTAGCCAAGGAATCTTCCCAGAGGAACAGGCTGGAACGCAAACCGTAGAAAAAGGTGATGTGCACCGGAAAAGTGCTACACGTTTTCTTAGCGAAGGATGTTCCATCGAGGTCTATGGACCTACCTCTGGAAGGGCGACCCCCCATTCGTCTGTTGTACCTACTGTTATTTCTGATCATGTTCATGAAATCACAGGAGTACCACAAAAATGGGGACCTCCAAAGATGAAAGGTGTAGGAGTATATCCTTATCAGGTTGCTTTAGAGCAATTATCCCATCCATCTTTGTCCCTTGGTAGCGTACTAGTTAAGGCAGTAACTTGTTATAGGATGCAATTCATTAAAATCAGGACTAAACTACCTGAATTGTTTACTGAATGCAAACCCTTGACACAAGTACAAACTGTATCTGGTATTGCCGGCCGACGTTTTATTGATGCTATGAATTTTTCAACATCACCAGGATGGCCACGAAGCGGTAAGAAATCAAAATTGCTTATTGATCTCGAACCAGATGACTATCCAGATGTCGGTAATCCGAGGACTTTTATCCCTGAAATATGGGAGGAGGTAGATCATATCAAGAAGTGTATGCTTAAAAGTGAGCGCGCTTATTGTGTATGGAAAGCTTGTCTTAAGGACGAACCCACTTCTGTTACAAAAGACAAAGTGAGAGTTTTCCAAAGTGCACCATTAGCTTTGCAGCTCCTTATCCGCATGTATTTCCTTCCTATTGTTCGTATTATTCAGATGAACCCACTATTGACTGAGTGTCTTGTGGGTGCAAATGCTGAAGGCCCTGAGTGGGAACAGCTTAATGAATTTATGGTTTCAAAAGGAAAGAATGTACTTGCTGGGGATTATAGCAAATACGATCAACGTATGCCGGCACAGATGGTGACGGCTGCATTTTCTGTATTGATCTGGGTCGCGGAATATTTATCTGAGTATTCGTGCGAGGATGTGGCTGTAATGAAGGCGTTGATAGCAGAAATTGTTTATCCAGTAATGTCTTATAATGGTGATATGATAATGCTGTTTGGATCGAACCCGTCAGGGCAAAATCTAACAGTAATAATCAATTCCATCGTTAATAGTTTACTGTTGAGAAGCTGCTATTATACCAAGTATCCCGAAGATAAAATGGGAACCTTCACCGGTCACTGTGCATTTGGTACATATGGTGATGATGTTAAGGGAACTGTTTCGGAAACGAAACCTCTTTTCAACCATATTTCCTTTGCTGAGTTCTTGTCCAAATTTGACATGAAGTTTACTATGCCTGATAAAGAGTCCGTTGCCACAGAGTACATGGACGCTGCTGAAGCAGACTTTCTCAAGCGTAGAAACTACTACAATGAGGACTTACAAGCAAATGTAGGTGTGTTAGCTGAAGATTCAATCTTTAAGCGATTACATGCACATTTGCTTTCTAAGGAACTATCATTGGAACAGCAATCTGCACAAAACATAGACACATCTCTTCACGATTGGTTTTACTACGGAAGAGAGAAGTTTGAAGAGCGAAAGCAACAAATGCAAGAAGTAGCTCAACAAGCTGGCATCACTCACATGTGTCGCGGATTCGATAAATCATACGATATGCGTGTTCAACACTGGCTGCAGAAATACAGACCAGAAGACGCCGATGATATCGAATGTGGTGCCCCACATACCTTTCGCGTGGATTATTAGGTTAAATCCCCACCCCGAAGCTCATCGGGGTTCCTGTGTATAGTTGAAACGAGCTGTGTATATTTGGTTACCGTGTTTATTTACAATTTTGCGTTTTGTATATTAATAGATATAGGCTTTGTACATTAAGGTATGATTCTTAATCATCCCCCTATTTAGGGGAGCAGTTTGCCACTGCAACACAAAACGATCTTCCCATGGCATGAGTCAGCCATGGTGATGTATCAGACTTACTACCAATTTTAATATAAAACAAGCTAGTAATAATCTAGCTGCACAAAATGTAGCTTTTAATGATCAAGCTGACCCTTATCTTTATGATATTGAAGGGTCAGTGGATTCAACACGAAAGCTGCAAGATTCAACTGACGCAGAATTGAATAATTTCTTTTCTCGTCCTATAAAGATAGCTGAATACGAGTGGAGTACTTCCATTCCAACCATTTCACAAGATTTTGACCCTTGGACACTCTATTTTGAAAATCCCAGAGTAGCCAATCGCCTTGTGAATTACAATTTATTGAGATGTAAATTATATCTTAAATTTGTAATAAATGGCAATGGATTTTTGTATGGGAGATCCATCGTATCCTATCTTCCCGCTTATGCTTATGACGACTTATCGTCAAACGCCGCACTTATCAAGGATGATTTAGTGCAAGCGAGTCAGCAACCACATGTTTATTTAGATCCAACCACTTCCACTGGAGGAGATTTGTGTTTACCATTTTTCTATCATGAAAATTATATACATATCCCCGGTGGAGATTGGGATAGAATGGGTCGCATCTTCGTGCGAACCCTTTCCGATCTTAAACATGCTAATGGAGCATCAGACCAAGTTACAATTTCCTGTTTCGCTTGGGCTCAAGATGTTGAGTGTTCGGTCTTAACGATCAAAGAACCATCAACACTTACTCCCCAGATGGGTGAGAATGAGACCGCAAACAAAGAAGGAATTGTTTCAGGCCCTGCTTCAGCAATTGCTAAAATAGCTGGAAAGCTGAGTTCTGTTCCTTATATTGCGCCTTACGCGATAGCCACACAAACGTTATCTAGTGCAATAGGAGGAGCTGCTCGTCTATTTGGATATTCTAGACCTACTCTAACAAAGGTCCCTGAATATTATAGACCTACTCCTACAGCTTCGCTTGCAACAACTAATACACCTGATACTGCACAAAAGTTAACAGTCGATGACAAGCAAGAGCTAACGGTCGATCCAAGAATAGCTGGGATTGGTGCTAAAGATCCTTTAGGGATTTCAAGCATTGCATCTCGAGAGTCTTATCTCACAAGCTTTTCATGGAACGTCGGTACAGCCCCAGAGACCTTACTCTGGAATTCGCGTGTCGATCCTGTTACTTGGGCAGAGTCCCCTGGTCCTCCAGTGGCTTACCATTTCCCAGCATGTGCAATGGCTGCCCTTCCTTTTAAGTATTGGACAGGTACTATGAAATTCCGGTTTCAAGTAGTCTGTTCTAACTTTCACAAGGGGAGGTTAAAGATTGTATATGACCCAAATGCTTTATGGAATGGTTCTGCTGTCTCAACTGAATATAATACAAATTATATGCGTATTATAGACATTTCAGACGAGCAGGATTTTACCATTGAAGTAGGAAATGGTCAATCTATGACTCTGCTAGATCACCATTTACCTGGTGTTGATCCTGTGACAACTATGTATTCCAACTCAGTTTTCACAAATCAAGAAGAAGGTAACGGTGTCATTGCAGTGATGGTTGTCAATGAGTTGACTGTCCCCAACAGTACCGTAAATAACGATATCACTGTCAACGTTTTCGTTTCCATGGGTGATGATTTTGAAGTGTTTGTCCCTGACAGTCACTTTCAAAATTTCGTCTTTAAAGCCCAAATGGGAGAAAACTTTGCACCAGATCACCAAGAAACTTCTGAACCAAGTAAACCAGTGCAAGAGTCCGCTATGGATTTAGGCCCTGGAGGACAAGATACTTCAAAAGTAAATACTGTATTTACCGGAGAAGCTATTTCATCCTTTAGAACCTTGCTCAAGCGCTATAATGCCTGGACAACTATCGGGAATAATAATGGTGGTCAGCAATTCACAAGGGTTCAGTTAGCAACTTTTCCATATTTACGTGGAAATGTCGCTGGCGCTGTCAATCAACAGGTGTCCCTAGCCAATTACAACTTTTGTAATACTTTACTATTACATTGGGTAACTGCAGGGTTCTCTGGATGGCGAGGTGCAATGAGATATAAAGCTTTAGCGCGAGGAGGTTGGGCTGATCGAACATCTATGTATGTTTCGAATGGTGAATTTACACCAGCTCAATACTCATATACGCAATATGGCTTTGCTAGTCCTACAAACCAGAGCAGAGCTGCTGCTGAGGCATTAGATACCAACTTTTTGCCCAGTGGTGCCTCTGGTGCTGCTTACACTCACTCCATGGTGAATCCTATAATGGAATGGGAAGTTCCGTACTACTCACGATATAGGTTTTCACCTGGCAAAGAGGAGGATCACACTAGTATATCTCCAATTTGGACTAACACACACCAAATGAATTGCTATTTACATGATTCGACATGTCGTTATGATGTATTTGTTGCGGTAGGAGAAGATTTCCAAACATACTTCTTCACGGGTCTCCCGAGAATGTATTATGAAGCTTCTCCACCAGCACCAGTATAAGCAAACCCCTCGCACCAAGGGGTATACAAATTCTGGGTGCGGCGCCTGATGTGGGCGCTTAATAAATACATGTCTGTAGGAAAGTACTGATGTCTTGAAGAATCAGAGAGATTGCTTTTCCAAATAGGAATAGGCGAAATGCCATGCGGGAAGTTCCCCGTTTCTCCCAAGAACTAGTGTACAGTGGTCGTGCATGGGCTCCCCCTCAGTGGGGAGCAACGGACTACGCCGAATTGATTTTGATGATCGAATTTTTCCCGGTGTTTTCCGGTTTTTAGAGATCACAATTTTAAATAGCGAGTTCAGTCACCAGAACATTATCGGTGATAAGGAGTTTCGAAAATGCAGAAACCCTTCCTGGATCATAATTGC